ATGAAACAAGAAACATTTTTCGGAGTAAGAAAAGATAGCGAAAAACATCTTTATGTGAGAAGAGGTGACAACAACGAAGTCCTTATCACTAAAACAGTAAATGGGGAATCCATAACGGAAGAGAATACCGTACACCTAAATGCGGAAGAAGCCCGTAAACTAGGAATTCAGTTGCTAAAATTAGGTAGTGAAGAACTGCCAAAATCTGGAATAGACCTTAAAGCGGAATCTTTCGTGGACAAGATTACGGTATACAGAGGAATAAACCCGGACGAAACACCGGCCAATCTCGCAGTTATCACCATTGATGAAAGTGATGAAGCCAGACAAGTAAGGGAAGATAGCGGAGAGGAGCCCGGCTTTTCCATTGAAGGCGAAGAACTGGAAAAACTCATTTCCGCACTGGCAAAGATTGTATAACCGATACCGGGTAGGTCTGCTTCGGATGGTCTACTCGGTATAAATAAAAAATATGCTATGACAAGAGACGAATTATATATCAATAACACAAAAGCCGATCTTAATAAGACGGATATTACTTTGAGCTATAAGAGTAACCTGCTAACCGATATTAGTAAAATTATAAGTAATAGCAGTTATACAATCAGGTTGCCGAAAACGGCAAAGAATCTGGCTTTGATTGAGTGTTCACATCTTCCCAGTTCAACAAGCCGTTATCCGTACCTAAAGCATAAAGGTACGTTATTACGGAATGGCATTGAGATAATCAAAGATGCAATTGTAGTATTGCTAGAGATTAATGAATCAATAGAAATAGCTCTTACCTGGGGTAATGTCACTAACTTCGCCAGTGTAGTAAACGATGGCAAGAAGCTAACGGATTTGGAATATGGAACAGTTGAGGGTACAGATTGGGTTGTTTGGGAAAATTGGGGAGAAAATTCGGAAAGATTTCCACGTATTGACTACGGGTTTAACTCTGATGATCCAAACGTTTGGCGTCATCCGGTAGTACCAGTATGGTGGATACTTCATAAGATTCAAGAAGAAAGCGGAGTGACATTTAATTTCCCGTCTGACAAGTTTACTGTTATAAACAAAATGATTATTCCTCTTTTGACAAGGAATGATAGTGAAGAATTATATAGCAAATATCCTATCAATTTAGTTGGGACCGGCATTGGACGTGATAACAGAGTAGTGAATTATTTTGGGCTTAATATTAACTTTAACGGTGATGATACTCAAAGGAAATATGGAGAAACTGTAGATTATCAGCAACAAAATTCAACCGTAAAAGCATATAGAATATCTTATGATTCGGATAAATCTCATATAAAAGGAACGGTTATGACCGTATTCAGGTCTACTACCATTAGCATAGATTATTTGACAGTAGAATTATGGATAGACAGAACTAGTATAGCGACGTTTCGTCCTATATCATACCAAGTCAATAATAATTTGTGGACAGTTGGGTTTAATATTGATTGTACTTTTAATATGAGTACAGGGCAAATTATATCTTTAGGATTATTGAGTGGAAGAGGATATTTTAGTTCGGCGTCAGATGCAGGATCCAATACAAATTTGAATCTTACATTATCTGCTAGAGGTGAAATATCTTTTGGTGAGAAATTCCCCTTAGTTCCCAATCTTCCGGACATCAAGCAAATAGACTTCATTAAAGCCGTTTCCTCAATGGTCGGTTTGTTTGCCTTACCGGATGGCGAAAACGGGATCAAGTTTATTCCCTTCGATAATCTGTCTGCAAACAAATCTAAAGCTGTAGACTGGACGAACCGTGTGATAATGGCTTATAATAGCGTAACGCCAAGAAACTTACAGTACACCCTTGATAACATTGCTCAAAACAACTGGTTCCGGTATAAAGAAGATGATAATGTCATGGGAAACTATGACGGAAATATCCAGGTTGATGATGCCACGATTGAGTACGAACGTGATGCCATCACTTTGCCTTTCTCCGCCTGCAGTACAAAAGGAGGCGTTGCTTATATTCCTCTTTATTCTTATAACGAGGAAGGAGAGTTGGAGTATAACAAAACAAATCCCCGGATATTATTGCTTGATGGCACGAAGGGAATATTCAAGGGGCTAGAATGGACTACCTTAATTGCAAATAACTATCAGACGTACAAAGGACTAATCAATAATGCAAAGGTAGTGACCGAGTATATCCGTCTTAACAGTATCGAGTTGCGAGATTTAGAGATGGATATACCGGTTTATTTGGCTCAATATGGTTCTTATATGGCTATCATAGAGATAAAGACCAAAGAAAACGATATATGCGAGTGTAAACTTTTAAAATTGTAATGTCATGGAAGAAAATGTAGAAGAAAAGATTCGGAGTATTACCGAACAGGCCAATCAAACTAGAAAAATGCTTTTAGAAGAATATTTGGGACATTCCATTTCTATGGAAGAGGCTATAAATATGGAAATACCGGACGAAGCTCTGGATCATCTGGGAGATTTGTAATTTAATGATTAAATATAAAAGACTATTGAAGATATGGCAAAGTTTAATGAAGAGACAATTCAAAAGTGCGTTGACTGGGTATGTGAAAACGGGCTTATAGATTATGGTGGTGCAAAGCTTATTGATTTTTGTAATGTAATGGGAATCGGAAAGAGTACCTATTACCGGTGGATGGAAAATGAAACTTTCGGGACTGCTATAAAAAAGGCGAAAGAAGATTTCAAAAACGGGTTGGAACGCAATGTTGTTTCTTCCCTCGCAAGGTCTGCTATCGGGTATGAATACGAACAAGTTTCTTCCGAATACTACATGGAAGGCAAGAAAAAGAAGTTGAAAAAGGAAGTTAGAAAAAATGTCCGTGTTGAGCCTAATGTAGGAGCCGGAATATTCCTTCTCACAAACCTTGCTCCTGACAGATGGAAGAACAAACAGAACACCGAGCATTCCGGAGAAGTTTCTACCGGATTGACCGTTGTAGTCAAGAATCAGGAAGAAGCGGATTTAATCAAACAATTAAAAGAACATTAGTTATGTCTGCACCTAAAGGAAACCAATTTTGGAAGTTGAGAAACAAGCATGGGAGAAGCAAGCGTTTTGCTTCTCCTGAACAGTTGTGGGAAGCAGCCTGTGAGTATTTTGCCTATTGTGACAGGACTCCATGGAAAGTAATCAAGAATAAAACGAAAGGAGAAATAAAGGAAAAAGAAGAAAGCCCTACACAACGTCCTTACTCTCTGACCGGGTTAATGGCTTATTTAGATGTTAGTAAGTCCTTTTGGAACGATTTTAAAAAAGGTAGTCATGAAGATTTTTCCGTAGTCATTACACGCATAGAGAATGTCATCAGGACACAACAATTAGAAGGTGCTATTGTTGGTGCGTTTAACCCCAATATAGTTTCCCGAATTATAGGTCTTTCTGATAAACAAAAGGTAACTCATACCATCAACAGTAAAGAGTTTAAAGACTTTGATTTCTTACCTTATACTCCCAAAGCAGATGAAAGTATATGAGGTTTTAGCATCAAGCCGCTTTCTACTTGCTACAATGAACAGAAACGGAGTGAGCGCAGATGATATAATGTATCTTGATATGTTCTATGAGTATAGAGATATGCTTGCAGAAGGACGAAAAGATGCCGAAATTCGGGACTTTCTTTCAAACAAGTATAAGTTATCATCCTCAACAATAAAAAGGGTTATGAAACATCTGAATGAGGAATGTGTTATATATTAAAAGAAAAAATGGTATATTATTTGTTTTTAAATGGTAAAATACCTTCTTTTGCAAAAATATTCATGCAAATAAACGTTTATGAAAAAGTACTTATTTTTATTATTATTGCCAATCTTATCATTTATCTCATGCTCCGATGATGAAGGATATTTTAATCCTATTTTAGCATCTATAAATGATACCCAATGGGGAGTTACAGAGAATATAAATGAACTATATTTTCAAAAAATAGAATCAGGAGACGGATATGGGTGCTATATTGCTTTTAAAGCAGGAGAGTTTACCATTAAATATTCATCAGAAGATGTACAACTTTTTTCTATCAATGGAACCTATGAATATGATCCACCATTATTAATAATGACCTTTAACGACAATAAAGAGGTACAATATAAAATCATTCAAAACAAAATGGAACTCATAAGCCCTAATACATCGTTAGGCAATCACGAAAATATAAGTTTCCCAAATACGTTTTATAGGTATATAAAATAAGAAGGAATAGCGATAGTCTATAATAGTAAAGCCTTGTATTGATTGATACGGGGCCTTTTTGTATTTATACATTTATTCTATTTAATATTGATACTCTTACCGCAATGAGGACAACCTTTGGAATACAGACAAAGAACTATTGAATGAGATACTAAAGAAGTTATAGCAACCGGGGAACGTTGGAAAACGCCCCCTTTTTGCTATAGGTACAGCAACTCAACAGCATATTTGCAGCACCTTAAGATATAAAAGCCCACACACGATCTATTAACTTGTACGGGCTTCTCTTTTTAATCCATCATTTTAAACTTCTTCCCACAGTTGGGACAGGTGATTGTGTTTTTATCCTCCTCCGGTCTTTCTTCATCTAATAAGTCCGATACGGATACTCCCAATGTTTTTGCTATTTTTTCAAGTGTTTCAATAGTGGGGTTTCCATTAATGTTTCGTGTTAATGTATCACGTGTGATTCCTAATACATCCGCCACTTGTTGCATTGTAAGCCCTTTAGCTTTAATCACTTCCTTTACTCTTAGTTCCATAATTTATAATTTTTATAATCGTGTATGCAAATGTAGCTTTTTCTTAGAATAACGACATTTCAATATCGTTAATAAAATGTAAAACGGCAATATAATATCGTTTTTTATTTGTAAATACTACATTATACTGTATCTTTGCAATGTGATAAACGACATCAAAGTACAACAAAGTAGTATAAACGATAAAAATAATACAATTATGGCACGTTACGATTTAAGCAAGATAATGAAGAGAGCACACAACTTGTATAACAATGCCCGTGCAAAGTACCCGACATTTGCCGATGCACTCCGTAAGTCTTGGAGCATGGCAAAGTTTGAGGTTAGAGTAGCCGAAGAACGCCAGGCAATCGAAGCGGAGACTAAAACACGTGAAGCAAAGGTACGTGAAGAGAACGAGCAAGCCGCCATTAGTTCGGTTCTTCTTCGTGCACAAATCGAAGCCGACCGGATCAGGAGAGAAGCGGAAGCCAAAGCGGAACGCATGAAAGGCGAGATAGCAGCACGCAAAGAGGGTATCTCTTATAATGAGTATCAAAACCGTATTAATCGTGCAATGGGCTACGGGTGTGGCTCGTATTGTGGTGATTGATTATTAACCGGAGGGAGTAACTTAGAGTTACCCTCTCATAAAATATACACTATGACAGAGACAAAGGTTTACAAGCTCCACGAGAGCAAGCAAGTAGAGGATATTGCTACCATGCTAAAGATAGAAGGAATAAAGTATAATGTATTCGAATACGAAGAGTACACAGCAATAGAAGTGACCGGTACACCATTAGAGATAATAAGAGCCTCCACGATATATCAACAGGTTGCAACCATTAAGCTATAACGAGATGGAGATATTGATAGTATTCGGATGCCTATACACTGGCTATAGGATATTTAGGAAAAAGGAAGAGCACTTCTTTGATATTTAATCAATTATGAACGCTACACTAATTATTTGTATCATCCTTCTTGCTTTCTGTATCTGGGATGAAATGTTTAACGATAACAACAGAAATCAATCAATATAAATATAACTTTAATAACAATGGAAACAATTGATTTACAAGATTTAATCACAGAGAAAAATGTAGAATTACAAGAGTTCATCAAAGAGCAAATGAGAATACACCAGCTTAGTAATTTATCAATAGACCAAAGAGAGTTAATGATAGATACTCCCACAATAAGTACAAAGCAAATGATTGATGCTTATTATTCCACGATCCAGCATATGGCAGCTCGGCTGATTGAATTAGAAGGCAATAATGAGGCATGGAATAAACATCGAGCCATTATCATGAAGAAGGTAGCAAAGAAAGAAAAGGAATGTAAGAGGATAGAGAAGAAAGCCCAAAAACATGAAAAATATAGCCAGAAACTCACACGAGAGTACAATATAAAATATAACGCTAATATACAACTTTAGATACTATGTACACGCAATTAGAAAACGAAATACAAGAGATGATAGCATTTAAGGTCAAAGGTGATAATATGAACAATGGAACACGCTCCAGTTTTGAAGATGGAGACAGATTGATAGTAAAACCCTTTAGCATTGAGAGTTTTAGAAACAATATAAGCAATGATTTGAATAGCTTTTGGGTAATTGAGACAGAGCGAGGATGCCTGTTTAGGCAAATAGTTGGGTATGATAATAATCGTGATGCGATAAGATGTCACTCTTTAAACGTTTCCGGGCAATACCTAGATGTTTTTGTAGAAATTAGAAATATTACTAAGGTCGGCAGAGTGATTGAATCACAACGTAATACGTTACGATGAGTAAAAATAGCATACAACAAGAAATAAGTTAGTGTTAGGGGTTTTCGGACCGGCACATAAGTTGACGCCAATCGACAAATCCGCCCTGGTAACAATACGGTTGCCGGGTTTTCTTTTTATGATGGCTATTTATGAGGATGAATGAGATAAACCCACAAATAAAAAGATCAAAATGTCGTAATAACTCCAATTATTTTTGTTCATTTGTCAACTTAACAAAAAGAAAAAGATATGGAAATAGATCCGATTATTAAGCAAGCCATTGAGATTGGTATTAAATTAGGTATTGAAGCATACAGGAATGAAAGGAATGCAAACCTCAAAAACAAAAAGATTCTTATCTGCAGGTCTGATGCAGAAAGACGTTTTGGTCGTGGAGTTATCAGAAATTTAGAGAAACGGAAACTAGTATTCCCTTATCAATTTGGTATTGAAACAATGGTAAACGAAGAAGGTGACAAAATTTCCGAACCTAGAGGACATATATACTACAAACTGCATGAAATTATGGAAGCTGTTGAGGGTGGAAACATTCTAAAGTGTCTTCAAAAAATACAGATGTAGATAAAATAACCAAAAGCAATTTAATATAAAATCAACAAATTATGAAATTACAAGATTTATTGGAAAGCGATTTAAATATTTCCATAACGATTACGATCAAGGAGCTAAAAGAATTTGCAGATTATCTTCTCCAACAGTCAAAAGATGATATAGAACGTTTGATTTTAGAAACAAAGCAACCCAAAGAATACCTTACTCCCAATGAAACTGCAAAACTATTGCATGTCAACCGTAGCACATTATATCAGTGGAATAAAAATGGATATTTACGTGTAATAGAAGTTGGAGGAAAAAGGCTTTATAGACAATCTGATATTGATGCCATTTTAAATAGGAAATAATCAGAAAAGAGCTGAAAAAGCAATTGTTGGAGATTGATTTATAACTTAATAAATAATACTATGATAGGAATAGAAAGAAGATTTTCAGACGACACTCGCCTAATTGACTTAACAGTTGGTGAATTTAAGGATTTATGTAATAGTTTGATTCCTAAACCTAAAGAGGAAGAAAACGATGAAATAGTATATGGCCTTGATGGCCTGGCTAAAATTTTTGGTGTATCAAAAAATCAAGCATATAGAATGAAAAGGTCTGGTAAATATAAAGAAGCCATAAAACAAGAAGGTCAAGTTATTATTACAAATAAGAAAAAGGCCTTAGAATTATTCGGAAAGCAAAATTAATTGCAATAATGAAAGTTATTAGAACCAAACTTCCGAATACCGTTATTTGGAACTGATACACTACAAAGATTTTTCCGTAGTCATTACGCACGTATTGAAAGAAATTCTCAAAAATGTGGATTTTGTGGATGCTATAAAAAAGGAGAAGAAATAAGCATGAAGATTTTTTCACGGTCATTACACATGTGAGAAAAAGCTGCCTCCTTTTAGCTTTATTGCTATTTCAAAAAGATTTTGTACCTTTGAACACAGAAGAGCCCGTAAAAGACAATTTATATATATCTTTGTCACTAGTTTGTCACCCACGATTAGAAATACGGGCTCTTTACTTCTGGCTATCAACAACTTACAATATTACATTATCTTATGCGAGTAATCAGCGGTATTTACAAACGAAGAAGATTTGACGTGCCTCGAACATTTAAAGCACGCCCTACGACAGATTTCGCCAAAGAAAATCTGTTTAATGTACTCAATAACTATATCGATTTTGAAGAAGGAATAACAGCTCTTGATTTGTTTGCCGGGACAGGAAGCATCAGTATCGAACTGGTATCCCGTGGATGCGACCGTGTTATCAGCATTGAGAAAGATCCTGCACATCACTCATTCATCTGCAAAATCATGAAAGAGGTGCAGACAGACAAATGTCTGCCGATACGCGGAGATGTATTCAAGTTTATCAAGAATGGCCGCGAACAGTTCGACTTCATTTTTGCCGATCCTCCCTACGCTTTAAAAGAGTTGGAAACAATCCCCGAATTAATCTTTCAGAATAATCTTCTCAAAGAAGGAGGATTATTGGTACTGGAGCATGGAAAAGATAATAATTTCGAAGAAAATCCACATTTCCTTGAGAGAAGGGTGTATGGAAGTGTGAACTTCTCACTATTCAGATAAGATCCAAATACAATTTCATTCTTATTAAAGTAGCGGAGCCAATAAACGCACGATAGACTCCGCAGCTTTTTGTCTCCACGAACGTCTGCCCCAATTCTTCAAAAAGATCTGTGTACTTTCGCGCTGGTCCTGAAGAAATATTTCTTTCATTTCAAGGGCAGTTTCTACGTCATACATAAAAGCATTCACCTCAAAGTTATGCTCAAAGCTACGGAAGTCAACATTGGTAGAGCCTACAGTGGAAAGCATATCATCTGAAACCATCAGCTTAGAATGTAGAAAACCTTTCTTATAAAAATAGACTTTAACACCTGCCTGCATCACATCTGCCAAATAAGAACGCGATCCAAGATGAGTTATCCAGTTATCTGCACGTTCCGGTAACATCAAGCGTATATCCACCCCAGACAATGCTGCTGTTTGCATAGCTGCTAATATTGGTTCTGTAGGCAAAAAATAAGGTGTTTGCATATAGAAATATTTTTTTGCACTGGTAATGGCAACAGTCAATCCCTGCATGATTTCTTTCCATGGCCCGATAGGCTCACTCGTGGCAATTTGCACTAAAGAACTTCCGTAAGAGTCAATCTTCGGAAAATAACGGGAAGCGGTTATCAACGTACGGTCTACAAAATACCAATCAAGCAAAAAAGCTGTTTGTAAACCATGCACTGCCTTGCCTTCCAACATGATATGCGTATCGCGCCAAATCCCCCAAGAAAAGCCACGCATATAACGTTCTGCCAGGTTCATTCCCCCAACGAAGCCCACGCGTCCGTCAATAACGACAATCTTTCTATGGTTGCGGTAATTCACCCTACTGGTAAATAAAGGAAAACGTACTTTCAAAAAGCTCCTGACTTCGATACCGGCATTGCGCATTTCTTCAAAAAAACGGTTAGGCACATGCCAGCAACCTACATCATCATAGATAACCCGTACTTCAACCCCGTGAGAAGCTTTTTCTATCAGCACATCCCTGACCATACGCCCGATAGCGTCATCTTCAAAGATGTAATATTCCATGTGGATATGCTGCTTCGCTTTTTGCAGTTCACGCAACAATGATTGAAGTTTGGTATATCCTTCGGTATAGACTGCCACACGGTTCCCCTCAAATGGAAACGCTTGATTCGTTTGCTGGAAAAGCTGAATAAGACGGAAGTATTCATAAGGAACGTCCGAACAATCCTGTGCGAGATATTCGGCCATTGGTTTCTTCAATAAGCGGTCGTAGCTTTTTTGCCCAATGATACGTTCGCGACGTTGACTCCGCCCAAAGAAAAAATAAAAGACAAGTCCGACAATAGGAAGGAAAAGCAATATGAGTATCCATGCCATGGTTTTAACCGGATTCCGGTTGTCAAGAATGATGATGACAATCGTACCGATAATGGCTCCAAAATAAAGAATATCAAAAGCCACTGTTGCTATCTGGCTAAGCATATAGTTCCAATCAATCATAGGAATCTCCTTTCATACGGATACTAAACAACAAATATAGAGTAAATTCTCGGATTAACAAAGAAGTCCCGGCAACAACATTGAATCGTTGTGCCGGGACTTCCTGTTTTTATTTAAACCTATTACTCTGCTTTAGTGTGGTCTGCCACCTCCAAAGCCACCACGCGGGCCACGAGGTCCACCACCATCAAAACCACCATGACGCATATTGCCGCGAGCTTCTTTATTTCCAAAAACATTCAGACGATAAGAGAAACGAAGCATGCAATAGCTATTAATTCCATTATATTCAGAAACAAACGCATATCGGCTGTTAACGAACGGCTGATATTAGATTGCTGCCGCAGAATATCATATACTTCAAAACTGATGGTTGCGGCATTGCCTTTCAGGAAGTTTTGGGCAATCTGTGCATTCCAAATAAGTTCATTCTTATTCATACTGGCATCACGATAACCACGACGAGCGTTATTAGTGATATTGGTAGACAACGTCATACTCCAAGGTAAAGAGATATTAGTACTTGCACCATAACCAAATGTATAGGGTTCTTGATTGTTTTCCGGACGCAGTTGATTTCGCTCAAAGTTATAGTTGATTGAACCATTCAAGGTAAATTCAAACCAGTCGTTACGGAAAGTTCCATTCAAATTCTCTCCGAAAGTCAGTGTCGTACTAGTGTTCTTGTCATTTATTTTAGTATCGTCATTAAAAAGATAAGAAACCGCATTGGTATAATTAGCACGGGAAAAAGAATTTATGGTAAACCGCTTGTCTCTCAATGCTGTATTGAATCCAAACATTCCCATCGCATTCCAGTTTCCGTTGATATTCTCCGGTTTAACAGTCACTCCACCAGTACTCTGATTATAAGTAGTGGCATTAGTAATGCTATTTTGAGTCATATTCAAGTTTGCATGAGCCATCATGCCACGCTGTTTATCTGCATTATAAGTATTATAAAACAAACGCATAGAATGAGAGAAAGAAGGTTTCAATCCCGGATTACCCTTACGGATATTCAACGGATTAGAGTCATCAGTTACATCAAGCAAATTTTCCATACTCGGCTGGCTTGCACGTCCCCGATAGGTAAAGCGCAACTGGCTGACTTTAGAAAATCTGTAACGAAAATCAACGTTAGGAGCAAAATTGAACACATTTCTTTTTACCACAGTATCTACTTCGGCCTTCTTATAATCCAATCTGGTGTTCTGCGGTTGCAAAGATACTCCAAAGTTCAATCTATATTTCTCGCGGATAATATTTAGTCCTGCATTAATATCATGGTTATAATATTTATATTGAGCATACTTACTCAAATCTCTATCTTTATTCTCTTCATATCCTACAGGCAGGCCATCACCAAAATTCCAAAACCAATCCTGTCCTTTATCGGCATCAGGAATCAAGCTGTATGTACTTCTGTCACTTTCACTATATTTATATTGAAATTTATAGCGGAACTGTAAGAAGGTAGCTCTCGCAATCGGTTCGCTATAAGTCAGTTCGGCAGTATAATCATAATTCTTGGTTGGAGAAGTAGTATATTGTTTACGCTCATCATCTTCTTTTTTTGCATTATCATCAAAATAACGCGTCAATGATTCACTAAACTGTTCGCTGTCATTATCTCCATAACTAAATGTACCACGGAAAGTGATGTTTCGTCCCTGATTATTCAATCTACGATTCACTTGCAAAGAAGCATTTGCAGAGAGATTCTGCCCTTCAGATTTTGATTCACTATTACTGGCGTTGACACGAATAGCTTCTAAAGGATCATCCGTACTTCCCCAGAAAATCTTATTCAAAAACTCATTAGGATTAGACACCAAATTAAATGGATCTCCATTAAAAGTACCCGATTCGGAAATAGAATAACTATTAGACTTTCCATAAGAAACGTTCGGACGGAAAATGATATTTGTCAATGTGTCCGGTTTCCACTCCAACCGAAAGTCTGCATTAAAGTTCGTATTCTTATTGCGGCCTTTACTGTTCGAATTTGAATAAGAATTTCCATTTTGCAGGAAACGTTCCGAGTAGTTTGTAGATGTTGCATCCCGATCACTGAAATTATAACGGGCACTACCTCCCAGTTCCAATTTTTCAGTCTGGGTAGCAAAGTTAGCCCCTAACATCTTGGTAGCAGTCAAACCATTGCTGTTCCGGAAACGAGGTCCGCCACCTCCACCGGAGAATCCCTGATCGTTCACATTATTAGCAGAACCGATTAAAGAGAATTGGCTATTATCGACAAAACGATTCAACATCAAGTTGCTTCCGTAACGATCTTCTGTACCACCGGCAACACTTGCATTACCAAACCAACCTTGATTCATACCTTTCTTCACTTTCAGGTCAAGAACAGTTTCTTCTTCTCCGTCATCTATTCCGGTAACACGTGCCAAGTCCGATTTTTTATCGTATGTTTTCAGTTTGTCGATCATGTTGACCGGTAAGTTCTTCAATCCGGTTTTCACATCACCGCCAAAGAACTCTTTACCATCCACCATAATCTTCTTTACTTCTTTACCATTGATTTTGACGTTACCGTCATCGTCTATTTCTGCTCCCGGAAGTTTCTTCACCAACTCTTCGAGCATCGCCCCTTCGGGAGTACGGTAAGCTGTTGAGTTATATTCCAGCGTATCTTCTTTCACGACCACCTGCGGAGCTTCGGCAGTAATCACCGCTTCCTTCAGCATGACAGCATCAGGGTCCAATGTAATGGTTCCCAATTTTTTATCAGTGGCGTTAGCAGATAATTGTACCGGTACGAGCTTGGTTCGGAATCCAATATAGGAAACTTTCAACACATATTTTCCGGCTTTTACTTTGGGGAGAGTAAACCATCCCTGGTTACTACTGGCTATACCGGTGGCATAAGCACTATCAGGTAATGATAGCAATTGAACTGTAGCCTGCGCTGCGGGCTCTTTAGTATCGGATTCCACCACACGTCCCGAAACGGTAATAACCTTATTCTGTGCAAAAATTGAGAAGGTGCATAGCAACATCAGCACCAACCCTGCTGAAAATCTTTTCATTTACCTTATTTACGATTATATTAGTAGCAATAACAATGTCTTTTTGACAAATCGAATCGTAAAAGGTTTAATTGAAAAGAAAATTATCTTTTAAAGAATCGATCAACAAGCGCTTTTTTCAGACCAAACTCCAGACAAAGCACATTAAAAACCAGAAAAGTAAGGAAAGAGGAAGTATCGACGTTTATCACATCTCCTTGCATAACACGCCACAACATACCACCAAAGACGAACAAGAATGTCAAAAAGATAGCATTACGAACAGCCGAATTCCGGATTTGCTCCGTTTCACGGCTTTCATTCTTACTCAATGCAAAGATTATTAACAAGCATCCTGCCATCATCAACAACTTTGTACATTCTTTATAAAACAGCAAGTTAGTATCAGTTACTACTCCCTGCATCACCAAAATAAAAGGGATAAACAGAGCTACCAACAAGACAACATATCCTAAAGGACGACAATATACAGGTAATAATGCTTTCATGATTAAACGTTTTAATGAGACAAAAGTAAGTAAAAAAAGATATTTTATATACATTTGCAGAGTAAAAAAGCAAAAGAATCATGAGTAAACAAGAAGTTATTCTCTGCGAAAGCTTGGAAACGAGCCTCGGTCGTGCCATTGAGCTATGTCCGCATGACAAATTATTCGTCCTCACAGACGAGCATACCCAGCGTCTTTGTCTCCCTTCTCTAAAGGAATCGGATCTGTTAAAAGATGCTGTAGAAATCTGTATCGGAGCAGAAGATGTGCATAAAACTCTGGAAACACTCGCTTCCGTCTGGATGGCATTAAGTACTCAAGGGGCTACCCGCCACTCTTTACTTATCAATCTTGGAGGAGGGATGGTGACAGATCTCGGAGGTTTTGCCGCAGCTACATTCAAACGGGGCATTTCCTATATCAATATACCAACCACCCTGCTCGCCATGGTGGACGCATCAGTGGGGGGTAAAACAGGAATCAACTTCAACGGACTGAAAAATGAAATCGGTGCTTTCGCTCCGGCAAACAGTGTATTGATTGAAACTGAATTCCTACGCACATTGGACACACACAATTTCTTCTCCGGATATGCTGAAATGTTGAAGCACGGTTTGATTAGCAATACGGCACATTGGGCAGAATTGCTCAATTTCGATTCCTCTAGTATTGATTATGCAGCTCTCAAACAATTGGTAGGTCAATCGGTACAAGTGAAAGAAGATATTGTAGAACAGGATCCCTTCGAACATGGAATCCGCAAAGCATTAAATCTGGGACACACCGTAGGACATGCGTTCGAAAGTATGGCACTGGCAGAAAACCGTCCTGTATTACATGGATATGCAGTAGCTTGGGGAATTGTGTGCGAACTGTATCTTTCTCATCTCAAAGTAGGTTTCCCGAAAGAGAAAATGCGGCAAACGATCCAGTTTATCAAGGATAATTATGGTGTATTTACTTTCGACTGCAAGAAATATGACCAACTGTATGCATTTATGACGCATGATAAAAAGAATACTTCAGGTACTATCAATTTCACCTTACTAAAAGATATTGGAGACATTTGCATCAATCAGACTGCCGATAAGGACACTATCTTCGAAATGCTCGACTTCTATCGCGAATGTATGGGAATTTAATCCATCCTACATCAGATATACCACATAGTAAAAGGGAATGAAATAGACTTCATTCCCTTTCTCTTCCCAATCCCTATAGATATTATTGCCTATTGTGAGGCAATTGTCCGCACTATTGTTCTAAGTTACTCATTCGATATTGTGAAAGCGACATTCCTGTATGCTTTCTAAAAAAACGTCCAAGCGACGATTGATTCGCAAAGTTCGTTTTAATCGCTATTTCCTGAATGTTCAGGCTGGTATTTTTCAGCAAAGCCTTGATTTCTAATATGATGTATTCAACAATCCAGTCTTTGGCAGACTTCCCGCTTGTCTCCTTAATTACCATAGTCAGGTATTTGGAAGTAATACACAGTTTATCCGCATAAAAAGCCACATCCTTATTCTCCTTAAAATGCTTCATGATAAGCCCAAAGAATTTATTAGCCAACTCTTCTTTACGGGTATCCCTGCGGGCAGTCATCAAGGTCGATTCCTTTTGATAAGCATTGAACAGTTCCAGATACAGATACCTCAACAAATGAATAATCAGCTCACGCCTATATATATCTTGAGAGGTAACTTTATCTTTTATCATACCCAGATAATTATATATCCGGGGAATATCTCGTTCTGACTGCGGATACCAGTAATGAGTCCGCATGTAGAAAAAGAAATGCGGAGAAAATCTGGGCACACCACTTAACGCATCACTAAACAGTGAAGTAGATATAACCATCGTAACGGTCGAGAAATCTTCACTTGGCTCACTAAATGAGACAAATTGTCCGGGTAATAATATAATCAATTCCTCCGGTTGTATCCAATGTACATCTTCATGCACTGTAATTTTGGCCTTTCCACCTAAACAATATATAATCAAAGCTGATTGATTATTAGAAGGATAAGAAGTCAAAGGAAGATACTTCAGATTTTGATAAAATTTAAAATCGTCACCCAGGACGTATATCTCTAATGTCTCTCTATTTTTAATGTCTAACAT